GTTGCTCATGTTCGTCTCCGGTGTTTGCGTTGCCGTTCCTCAGCAACAAGAGAGTTATACGCTCTGGACGGTAGGGTGTCTAGGGGAGGTTCACACTATCTGAAAGAAAGTTGGGAGAGGCCGTGGGCGAGGGCGTTAGCCCCCACCCAGGCGGGCCGCTCACGCGCCGTAGTTGGCGGGCTTGAGAGCCAGCAAGCGGGAGGCGTTCGCCAGCGTCGCGCGGGCCTCAAAGCGGCCGGGGGCCTCGTCACCGACGCGGCTGGCGGTCAACTCCGCGACGATCATGGCGAGGACGTTCCAGCCGGCGCCGCTCAGAGCGTTGTCGAAGAAGAAGCGGCCGGCGAGGTTGGCGACCTTGGCGTCGAGGTTGGCGTTGGTCTGAGTGGCGTAGAAGTTGCTCATGTCGGCTCCGGTGTGTTCGGCTGCTGTCCCTCAGCAACAAGAAGATAGTAGGACGGTCCGACCCACCTGTCTAGCCAGATTCACACTATCTGCGAACTATTTCAGACACGCCCGGAATCGTTAGCCTTTTTCGGCCAGCCTCGCGGCGTCGATAACGGCGTTGACCGTCGCGGACATCTTCCCGCCCTGCGCGATGACCCAGGCGTCGTTCTCGGGGCTGACGGTGTAGGTGCGCCGGACGCGGGGGCCTAGCTCGCTGATGGGTGCGGAGCCAGAGCCGCCAGCGGGGCCGGGGAAGCGTGGGTTCTTCGGGGGCGTGGTGTCGTTGGTCATCGGTTCTCCTCGCGGCAGGGGCCGCTACTGGCCCAAGCCCCGACCCCTGACGGGGTACGGGGCGGGTGGGGCCGGCGTGGGTCACATGGCCCACGCGGCGGCGGTCGCTGCTTGTGTGAAGCGGTAGATGCTCGCCTCCCGGGCGACGGCCTTGAGGCTCACGAGGTCGAGGGGGCGGTCGTCGTCGTTGGTGTGGGCCCAGCGGTAGCCCTCGGGGGCCGCGCCGTTGTGGGCGAAGGAGATGACCTCCTCCTGGGAAACGAACCGGCGAAGCGAGGGGAGGATGGAGTCGGCGGCCCGGGTGTAGGCCCGCTCAACGTGGGTCAGGTCGTCGGCGGTGTAGGAGGTGAACTCAACGGTGCTGGTGGTCAGGTTGCTCATGGTGTCGTCTCCGGTGTGTTGCCCCGCTGTCCCTCAGCGGTAAGAGAGTTATACGGTCAGGCCGACCGGGTGTCTACCTGCGATTCACACTTTCTCGGAAATAGTTGAGGCGGCTAGGCGCGCTCGGCATCCAGCAACGCCCGCACCCGAGGCCAGTCGTCGCCGTGGACAGCGCGCAGGCCGTCGAGGGCGAGGTTGACCAGGGCCGACCGTTTGCGCCCGCTGGCGTCCAACCAAGCCATGTTCTCGGGGCTGATGGTGACGGAGACGGGGACGCGCTTGCCCAGCTTGCTGATGGGCGCGGAGCCGCTGCCCTTGCCACGGCCGGGGTAGCGGGGGTTGGGGGCGCTCACGATGCCACCGCCTCGGGCTCGAAGTCGCCGGCCTCGTACCGCTCCACCGTGTCCCCGGGGCCGTAGTCGATGCCCTCGTTGTAGTAGAAGTCGAATCGGTCGGGGGCGGTCGAGCGCCGCCCGTCCCACATCGGGCCGAAGTGCGCGACCCGAACCACGGGCCCGAACGCGACCGAGTGGCCGAGGACGACGCCGGCCTGCGGGCCGCGCCAGTCGCGGGGGTCGCTGGCCGTGACGATGGCCCCGACCGGGAACTTGCGCTGGAGCGCCTTGAGGCTCATGCGGGTGGTGATTGCCTTGCTCATGCTCTTGTCTCCCTCGGGGCGCCTCGCCCTCTACTGGCTCAAGCCCCGTCCTCCTGCGAGGTACGGGGCGAGCGCGGGGCTGGGCGGGCTACATAGCGAGCCCGTAGCGGTCCCAAGGCATCGGCCTGGGCGCGTCGTCAACGATCGCCTCGTCGCGGCCGGTGATGCGCCGCCATGCAGCGTTGACAGCGACCGCTGCGGCGTTGGGGCAGTCGATGTCGGCCGAGGTGAAAAGGACGACCACCTCGCCATCGGCGTCGAGGGTGGCGATTTCAGTCGCCCCGTGAACCGACGCGCACGAGTAGCGGCCAGTGTGGGCGATGGTGGAGGCGGGGGCGAATCGGCTCATGTTGTCGTCTCCGGTTGCGTCACTGTCCCTCAGCGACAACTAGAGAGTAGTAGCGCCTTCACCGGGAGTCCAGAAGGAAATGCGATTTAACCGAGAATAGTTGAGACACCCACCCCCTTGCGCCCCGCAATCAATCCCGTAAACTCCCCTCGTCGTCTCCACCGACAGCGCGGCGTCCGTCCCTCCGCAGCGCACAACGGCCCTCGTCAGCTTCGGTTGGCGAGGGTCGTTTGGTTGGGGCTAGTCGGAGCTGCGCGAGAACGCCCGCATCCGGTGGGCGGTGTAGTCGTAGGTCGCTGGCCTGATGCCGGCGGCGAACGTCGGCTCAGGGGGCCGCGCCTGCTGCGCCTCGTGGCTGAGGTATGCGTCGATGCACGGGCTGCACCACGCCTGCGCCTTCGACACGCCTCGGAATGGGCTGCCGCAAACAGGGCACTTATTGCTCATGCTCGCCTCCGCTCACGGCGCACCCGCGACCCGCAGACCATCCGAGAGGACAGGCTACCGACCTCGCCAGCGAACCCGCACAGCGCGCAGCGGACCTTGTAGCGGGGGCCGTCAGGGCCGATTCGGAACACGGTGAGGCCGTCGGCGGTCTCGGCCTCCAGTTTTCCGGGGCACTTGCTACTCATGGTTGGCTCCTTCGGGGGTCTCGGGGAGTGCCGCTGCGATGCGCCAGCGAACGCCGGTCCACACGGCGGGGTCCTCGCGGATGAGCGCCAGTTGGTCGGCGGCGCACAATTCGTGTTCGACCACCAGCATCCACAGGCTGTCGTCGGGCCACGTTGCGGGGTCGTGGGTGATGACGGTCCACAGGGGGCTGGCCGTGACGACGAAGCCACGCGCTTCCTGCCGCTCCCGCAACAACCGCAACCCAGCCTCCACCGTCTCCCGCTGCGTCCCCGGCTGCGACTTGACCCAGGCGTGCAGGTCCGGCGCGATGCGGACGCCGAGGGGGACGCCCGGACCCGACGCCGCCTTGGGGAGCGAGCCTCGGCCGGGCGTTGGGTGGCGGGGGGACTTGGGGGCGGTCACGACGCCACCGCCTCGGGCTCGAAGTCGGCGGCGGCGTACCGCTCCACCGTGTCCTCGGGGCCGTAGTCGATGCCCTCGTTGTAGTAGAAGTCGAAGCGGTCGGGGGCCGTCGAGCGCCGCCCGTCCCACAACGGGCCGAAGTGCGCGACCCGAACCGCGGGGCCGAACGCGACCGAGTGGCCGAGGACGACGCCGGCCTGCGGGCCGCGCCAGTCGCGGGGGTCGCTGGCCGTGACGATGGCCCCGACCGGGAACTTGCGCTGGAGCGCCTTGAGGCTCATGCGGGTGGTAATGGACTTGCTCATCTCGTCTCCCTCTCGCGGTTGCCGTGCCGCTCGCCCCATCCTTGCAGGGGCCACGCTGCTGTGTGCAGTGCCGGGGGCTTGGGGCGCCCCGTTGCCCACCTCAGCCGAGCTTGACAAAGCCCCGCGACCCGTCCGAGAGAACAAAGTAGAGGTTCTCGTCGCCCATGCTTTCAAACCGGAGCCAGCCGAGGCTGGGGAGTTCGCTGACTTCGTACTGTGTGGCGGCGTTGCTCATGTTCTCAGTCTCCCTCGGCGCTCCGTGCGCCCTTTCGATGGTTAGATACTGCCACCGACTGTCAGACGGTCGCAAGGGGAAAGTGCAGATAGCGTGAGAAAAATGCGGAGGTGGACGACGGCCCCCACCCTGCGCCATTGTTTGCGGCGTGCAAGTAACGGCCGGAATGATCGACGCGATGCGGGCGAGGGTGGAGAGGGCTAACGACCCGCTGCGCCGCTACTGGCACGGCGAGCCCGGTAAGGGTGGCATGAGCCCGGGGCAACGGCGGTTCCACGAGGAGGACTGCCGCAAGCGGGCGTGTCGCGCAGCCAATCAGGTCGGGAAGACCCGGGCCGGCGCTGCAGAGGCATGGGCCCACGCTGAAGGCTCACACCCATTCCGCGAGGTCAAGGTCCCGCCGACGCACGGCTTGATCATCGTGGGGATCGTCGCCGAGCATTGGCCTGTCGTGTCGCAGAAGCTGCACGAGGTCGAGCCAGTCGGCGTCCTCCACGCGGCATGCCACTACGTCGAGGGCAAGGGGTACGCCTACCGCGGCCGGTCCATGATCGCCCTCGCCAACGGGTCCACGATGGTCCCGAAGTCGGGCAAGCAGTCTGTGATCGCCCTGGCGTCGGGGACCTATGACTGGCTCTGGATCGACGAGCCGCCGAAGCGCACGCATTGGGGTGAGGCTCTATCCCGCGTCGCCGTCCGCGGCGGACCCGTCTGGCTGACGTTCACGCCGATTGACGTAGGCCAGTCGCTTACATGGCTGCGCCACAAGCTGGAGTTGACGGACGGGCACGAGGGCGACCACGACCCGGGTTGGTCGCAGACTGTGATCGGCCTCAACATCGAGGACTGCCCGCACCGGACGGCGCAGGACATCGCCGAGCAGATGTCGATCTATCTGGAGTGGGAGCGCGTGCAGCGCACCACGGGCGGCTGGGAGGGCATCAGCGGCGCGCGTCGCCTCGCCAACTTCGACGGAACGCAGACGTTTGAATGGGGCGGCTTCGCCTCCCTGCCCGGCCTCGTGGGCGACGATCTGCGCGTCGGCCTCTCAGCGGACCACGGGGAGCGCGCAGGGGCTGAACTGTGGCACTTGTACGTCTGGACGCCCCGACCGCTCAAGGCGTGGGTCCTGGGCGAGTACGAGTCGTCAGCGGCCACCACGGTCGAGCGGGACGCCTCCCACGTTCGGGAGTTGCTGACGAAGTTCGGGCTTCGCGTCGGCGACGTTGACCGCTGGACCGGCGACATCAACTCAGCGGGCAAGGGCGAGAACCCCGGCGTGCGCGTCAACGAACTGTTTGAGCGCGAGTTCAACCTGCGTCGCGGCACCATCGAGACGCCGAAGAAAGGCGCTGGCTCCGTCGAGTGGGGAACGCGCGTTCTGAACTACGCATTCGGGGAGGACCGCTTGTGGATCGAGAAGGCTTGCGCCGCCACGCTTGAGTGCGTCCGCCGCTGGGAGGGGACGAACATCGGCAACGACAAGGACCGGAAGCACGCGATCGACACGCTGCGCTACGGTGCAGGTGAGGTGCTGGAGGACATCATGCCGGGGGCTGCGTTGCGGTTCCGGGCATGACCTCCCGCATCTTCATCGACACCAACGCCCTGCGCGCCAACCGCAAGGACAAGGGCTGTCGCCCCTGCATCGTGGTAGATGGGCCGGACGGCAGGCGCGAGGCGCACGGGCTGGTGATCTCTGCGGACGGTGTCGAAATCGCCCGACTCGTCTACGACCCCGACAAGCCCTGGAGCGGTACGGCAGAGGTCTGGGTTGAGGTCGCGCCCGGCAAGTCAATCGAATTTAGCTAAACGTTGACGGCTCGATTGTATGCTGCAAGCATTCGACGGTGGCTGGCCGAATCGACGCATCCTACGACCTTGAGTCCCTGCCTCCGCTTCCGGGCGGCTCGGCCGACTTCGCCCGTCGCTCGGAGGCTGCGCGCCGCGAGCGGCTGCTTTCTGGGGCGTGGCGCCAAGACCTGATCGAGCGCATCGCCGAGCGGTTCGGCAGCGACTCTCAGCGAAAGCGCGTCATGGGCACGCCGGCCCTCACGAGCAACCTTGCTGCCTCCGTCGCTCGCCAACTGTCCCGACTCTACGACCGCGAGGGCGGGACCAGCGTGGACGGCGAGGCGATCCGAGAGGGCGACGCCACGGCCATGTTCGTCAAGGCGATGTCGCAGGCCGGACTGTGGACGATGGGCCGCCGCCTCCAGCGCGCAGTCAACGTCGTCCGCGATGGGGTGCGCCGCGTCGATGTCGTTGGGCCCGAGGGCAACCGCAAGTTGCGGCTGATGAACGTCCCGCTCTCGCACTGCTACATGGAGGGCGCCGCCGAGTGCCCGGAAGATGTGGCCGCGTTCATTCATGCCCGCCCTCGGCAAATCGCCGGCCACCGCTCCCCGCCGTGGACCTGGGACGTATTCGACATCTCCGACCCCGCGAACCCGCAGCGCCGCGTCTTGCTGGCCCGGGAGTTGAAGGCGGACGAGTCGTGGCGCTCGATGATCGGGGATCCTGACTTCGACGTTACGGCCGAGGCGCTGGGGCTGCCGGAGGGTTCGTCCAACGACGCGCGGTCGGGTGACGCCTACGAGGCTCGCTACGCGGACAGCGGGCGCCCGTTTGTCCCGATCTCGATGTACCGACTTGAGCGCAGCGGTCGGATGACCACGCCGTTTGAGGGCGCCGAGATCGTCGAGGCTACTTACGAGTTCGGGGAACTCTGGCACTTCTGGGACCACACCGTGTTTACGGCGTCGTGGCCTCAGAGGTACACGGTCAACGTGGATTTGATCGGCGCGTCCGGCTCCCCGTCCGGGGACCTCGCGGCCGGGTCGTTCAACGAGATCGAGTCGGACCCGTCGAACCTGCTCCAGTTCAAGAGCCGCGGGAACCTGCCGGCGCAACTCGGACAGTGGATGTCTGGCGCGGACCCGTCCGCGTTGCAGATGGCGATCCAAGAGCGGCAAGACGCCGTGCTGTCGGAGATGGGCGTTGCGGGCGGTGCCGAGGCTCGGTCCACGGGGTCGGCCCGCAGCGGCTTTGCCATCGAGCTTGACCGCGCCACCATCCGTGAGGCGCAGACGCGCCAGGAGCCGTCGTTCTCGATGGCGGACGCGGAGATTTTGGGCAAGGCGGCTGCCCTGTCGAACCGGGAAGCCTTGTTCGGCTCGGTCCCCGAAGAGGGCTGGCAGGTCGCATACGCTGGCCTCCCGCCGTCCCGCGAGGAGCGCGAGTCCGTCCGTCAGCAGGTCGAGACGATGGGCGACATGGGCGTCAAGCCGTCCCGTCCGTGGATCGTTGCAAACGTGCTCGGCGTCGCGCCGGACACGGCGAAGTCCCTGCTGGCTCAGTGGACGCAAGACGAGATCGAGGAGCGCCGCGCCGCGGCGATGGCCGGGCTGCCGCCTGTGCCCCAGCCTCCCACCGCACCGAGGGATGACACAGCATGAGCGACGAGACGAACGACCAGCACGCAAGTGGGCTCCAAGCGGAGATCACCCGAGTCCGAGAAGCCAAGCGCGTCGCAGAGGCTGCGCTCGCCGCGGAGAAGGCCGCCCACGCGGAGACGCGGACCGCGCTCCAGACGAAGGGCGCCGAGTACACCGCGCTTGAGCAGAAGGCTGGCGCGTTCCAGGCTGAAGCGACCGCCGCCGCCGACGCCATGAAGCGGGCCACCGCCGCCGAGTCGCAGGCCGCGACGCTTGAGAAGCACATGCAGATCCTCGCCCTCCCGGGAATGCGGGTGGACGACCCCGACGTTCGGGATCTGGTCCTGCTCAAGTACGAGAAGGCGGTTGCCGAGGCTGGCGACGCGGCCCCCGCCTTCGCGGACTACCTGACCGGCATGGCTGACGCCCCGCTGTTCTCGACGTTCAAGACCGCGGCGCAGAGCGCGGCCCCTCCGGCGAAGGCGGACACGCCCCCCGCTGTCGTTCCGCCAGTCGAGACGGCCCCGCCTGTCACTCCGCCGCCCATCACCCGGGACACGACCGTGGTTGATGTCCCGCCGAACGGCGGCGGTCAGAGCATCTGGAAGCGCCTCGCGGACAACCCCGACGGCGTCCGCACCGAATTCGGAATCCCGAAGCCCGCCGTGGGCTAACGGATACAAACGCTTGACAGTCCGCGTTGGATTGTCAATCGTTTCGATACAACCCGGCTCGCAATCCGGGTCGCCACCGTTAAGGGCGTAACAGCGAGCCACAGCAAGCCAAGGAGGCTTGACCGTGGCAAACACGACTTACGCGACTGATGGTGCCGCTCTGCGGCTGGCCGAGGTGCCCACTGCCCTCCTGCACCTCAACCTTGCCGACCGCGTGGACCTCTCCGCGCTGTGTGTGGACCTCGGCGACGCCGCTGGTTCCGGCTCCAGCGTCGGGCACGTTCCCACGCTGACCCTGACCGACAACCTCTCGGCGACCGCCGCTGAGGACACCGACATCGCCGCGACCAGCATCTCCAGCGGACAGGTCCAGTTGACCGTCGTTCGCTACTCGCTGGTCCGCAAGTTCTCCGACCTGTTCGCCGGCACCTCGGGTCCCGGTCAGGCCGGTCCCGAACTGATCGCCGCCGACGCCGCGAACGCCATCAGCCGCACCCGCTCGGGTCTGGTCGCTGGCCTGTTCGGTTCGGCGTCCAACGACGTTGGCGACTCGGGCGTGGACCTGAGCGTGTCCAACGTCTACTCGGCGATGTACCAGCTCATGAACGACGGCAACTCGCCGCGGTTCGCGTGCGTCCTCGCCCCCGTCCAGCTCACCGACTTCATGGAAGACATGCGCGGTGAGGCCGGTCCCCAGCAGTGGATCCCGGCGTCGCAGGCGATGCTCGCGGCCAAGGGCCCCGGGTTCTCGGGCGAGTGGAACGGCATCGAGTTCTACACGAGCCCCGAGGTGGACACCGCGAACGCGGGCGCTGACCGTCAGGGCTGCATGTTCGCTCAGGGTGCCATCGGCTACCGCGAGATGTCGCTCAACGGCATCCCGGGCATCGCCGGCATCTCGGGCATCCCGGCTGGCCTCCGCGCCGCGATCGAGTTCGACCGCACCGGCACGGCGGCTACCAGCGCCTACACCGTCCACTACTACCCCGCGTTCTCGGTCCTTGAGGCCGATCGCATGGTGTCGCTGACCAGCGACGCCTGATGAGTCGGGCCGGCGCCGGGGGTTGTCCTCGGCGTCGGCCCACATCGTCCTCCCGGGTAGTGCAGCAAGGAGAGCCCTGTGGCTGTCAATAAGCAAAAGCTGACCGATGTCAATTCGGTCGAGGCCGTGCGCCCGTCCCGCAAGGATCTGCGGGGGAACCGCGAGTTCCGAATGGTCCACTACCCGAATCACTGGAACTTCGACGACACGAGCGGCGAGTTCCTGCCTGGGCTCAAGACCTTCTCTGCCACGCCCGGCTGCAATGGGACGCCGCAGAACGGCAACCTGTCGAACGTCCGCTCGATGGTCGCTGACCGGGGCGGCATCTTCCTTGAGATCGGCGAGGCTGGCCGCCGGCAGGGTCTTGGCGAGTACGCCGACTACGTCGAGTTCTCGATCAACGACGCGAACCAGCGCCACTTCCACACGCAGTGGACGACGTTCGACCAGATCGGAAACCGGGTCTTCCCGCGGCACGACGAGCAGGGTGCCAAGGACTTCGCGCGCTACCTCGTGGAGAAGGGCATCGTTCGCCCGCTGCACCCGCAGATCAAGGAGCAGTTGATCGACGCCCAGCGGCGCCGCGTCAACGGTGTCCGCAACCGTCCCAACCGGGACTCGGAGGCGCAGGCCCAGCAGGACCGGCTCGACGCGATGCGTCAGGGCGTTTCGGTCGCTGCGGTCAAGGAGGCCCGGGAGAACCCGACCTCGCCGAAGCCTGCCCGCAAGCCGCGTGCCGCGAAGTCTGCCGGGGTTGTGGCATGAGCAAGCCCGATCTGAACACTACCGCCGGACGCGAGCGAGACGCCCGCACCCGTATCGACAACATGACCAACCACCTCACCCGCCACGGCACCGACGCGCGACGCGCCCGGGAGATCGCGGTGGGCGAGGCCCGCAAAGCCGACCGGAAGCGCAGCGAGCGCAACTAACCCCTGCCCGTGAGGGCTGCCCTTCGGGGCTGGAGTGAACCATGAAGATCCAAGACCGCCAGGGCGCGCAGCCCCGCATCAAGAACGTCGTCCAGGCCAAGGCCGTTGTCCTCCCCTCCCGCTCGACCGAGAAGGACCGCGGCGCCGCCGCCGACTTCATCGTTCCTGTGGACACCGACTTCGTCGTGTTCGACGACTTCCTCGGCGATGCCGGCGACGCGCTCGCTGCTCCCTGGACCGTGACCTCCACCGAGACGGGCGGAACGCCGGTCAAGGACTTCCTCGCGAACGGCACGGGCGGGATCTTCAAGCTGGCCGGCGACACGACCAGCGAGGCGCAGACCGTCCGGCTCGACTTCGGCGACCACCTGCCGATCGACTCGGCGAAGAACGCTGTGATCGAGGTCCGGGTCCAGGTCCAGTTCAACAGCACCGACACCGAGTTCACCGCCGACGAGCGGCTCGTGGTCGGCCTCGGCAGCGCCTACAACGCGACGCTGGACGATGTGGCGAAGAACGCTTGGTTCCGCATCGAGGGCGCGAGCCTGAACCTGCTGGCCGAGGTGGACGACGGCACGACCGACGACGACGACAACGACACCGGGATCGACATCGTGGACGAGGCGTGGATCACGCTTCGGATCGACCTGAGCGACCCGGCCACGGTTCGCTTCTACGCCGACGGTGCGCTCGTCTCGGAGTTGGCTGCGTCGGCCATGAACGGCAACGTCCAGCCCATCATCGCGTACCAGAAGGACGCGGGCGCCGAGGCTCAGGTCATCCTGATCGACTACGTCAAGGTCTGGTGCGAGCGATAGGCCGGCAAGGCTGAAGGGAGCCCAGCATGGCAATCAAAGCAGTTCACGCCGGAGACCCGGTCAAGGGGGTCCTCGCAGCCACCCAGGTTTCCTCGTCCTACCTGGGCGCGGGCGAGTACGTCCAGATCGACAACGCCACGGCGTTCGACTTCTGGATTGACGATGAGTCGTTGATCATGACGTTCAAGGTGTCGTTCGACGCGGGGACTACGTTCTCCGCGGATTGCACCCTGTCCGCTGGGGCCGTCTACACCATCGACTGCAAGAAGGGCCAGACCATGACCCTCGATGTCAAGGTGGACAGCGGCACCCCGAACCTCGGCGGTCAGGCGTACTGATGGGGGGCTACAAGCACAAGCCATCCGCCGCCGCGCTGGCGACCCCCTACACCGAGCTGACCCTCGCGCTCACCCCTTCGTCGGGCACGCCGTCGAGCATCCTGCACGACGCGACGCTGGACGCGGGGCTGCTCAACGGGTGGGTGGTCGGAAACCCGGAGTCGAAGCTCACGGGCGCGGTGGACAACGGGACCACGCAGGATCTTGTGCTGGCGCAGGACAACCTGGGCGACGGCGATTGGGGTCAGTCCCAGGACCCGACGCAGAAGGGCGTTTTTCTCCGTCTTCGGCGTCGCGATCTTCCAGAAGGAGCCTACGTCCGTTTCGGACCAGCCGTATGCGTACAGCGGATTCGGGCGCACCGGCTCGACAACGCTGGTCGGACCGCGCGCGACGCTGTACGGCATCAACAGCAGCACGGAGTCGAGCACCGACGCGAACATCTCTTGCGGTGCGGGCGTGGAGATCACGGCCCATCTTGAGGTGGACGCGGACGGCAAGATCCGCATGTACTACACGCCCGACGGCGGCAGCAAGACGGAGCACGGCGCCCCGAGCGGCGACTACATCAACACGGTGGGCTCGCCCTTCTACGTTGCGATCGTCGGCTACGCGAACCACGCGAGCGGCGAGACGTTCAAGGTTCATCAGGTCGATGTGACGGCGAACGCTGCGGCTAGCGCCACGCTGGGCGCGCAGTTGATCGCCGATCTGGACATGACCGCGCTGGGCTCCGCGGACTGGAGCGGCGCCGACGCCGACCACACTGTGGCCGGTGTCACGGTCTCAGCGACGAACACAGCCGGCGCCTCGACGTTCGGGCCCGACGGCTCGACCGGCGTGAACATGGTTCCGAACTCGGGCGTAGACGACGACGGATCGGTTCGTGATGCGCCGCGGCTCGAAGTGGACCTGAGCGGCATTGTTCGGGGCGCGTGGCCGCACCCGCGCATCTGGGCCACGGTCGAGTTCACGGTGGCCCTCGCAAGCAACGCGAACAACCACATCGACATCGGCGTCTGCCACGACGACGGCACGACAAGGGTGTTCGCCCGCCTCGACGGCTCCGGGAACGTGATGGGCGGCCGGTCGAACAGCTCAGGCGGGGCCACCCAGGGCAGCACCGCGCTCGCAGCCGTTTGGATGGGGCTCGTGCCGCACCTCGGCATGGGGTCGGTCTACGGCGGCACGGGCGGCGTCGAGGACGCTCCGGGCAGCGGCGACCATGTGACGCCGACGAATGCCTGGGGGCCCGCGGCTGGCGACATCGACTCGTGGTTCAACATGGCGAAGGCCGGGACGACCATCTATGTGGCGTGTGGCTCGCCGTCGGGGTCCGTTCCGACCCAGGTGCTGGTCCAGCGCATTCGGATTTGGGAGGTAGTGCCGTGATCAAGCTCCGAGGTTCCGTGCTCGCCAACCTTGAAGGTGCGGCCGGCCACGCGCTGACGCTGGCGCTGTTGGCCGAGGCCACGCAGGAACTCGCCGAGCGCGACGGGCTGACCGCCGACGCCGTCACGCGGGGCGCGCTGGACGCCAGGAACTCCGACGCCCTCGATCGCGTGGAGATCAACGGTGGCGCTACGACGGTCCACCGCAAGGTCGGCACACTCCGGGGCCGCTGATGCGTTGGCTCGCCCCACTCTGCGCGTCGCTGCTCGCCGGCTGTAGCCTCGCCTCGTCCTCGCCCCCGCCTGAGCCGTTCCGGCTGTGCGTGGACGACGCGCCGACGCAGTGGGCTGGCGACCGCGTGGCGTGGGCTGCTCGCCAGTGGGGCTGTGTGCGGATCGCAGAGGGCCGATGCGACGGTCGCTGGTCGTGGCGGTCGGAGGCGCTTGTGCGCGCCCCTGACGGCCCGCCGGGCGTCTGCGTCCACCGTCCCGATGTGCGCGTCACGGTCTGCGGCAAGGCTGCGTGGGCTGGCGGTGCCGCGAGCCCGATGGGCCGGGTCGCACTGCACGAGATCGGGCACAACCTGGGACTCGGACACCGCAAGGTCGGCGTCATGGCGGAGAGCATCGACGAGATCCCCCCGGGCGGTTTGCTGGGGACGGAGCGGCGTGCGGGCTGCGGTCTGTGGTTCGCCGGCAGTTCCGAGCTTGTCGAGCCGGCTGTGATGGCCGCGCCAGTCCAGAAGGCGGGAGACTGAAATGGCCGACCCTGTCTACACCAAGCGCGCACGGTTGCCGGTCTTCCTGACCCGCGGGCGAGACAACGCGATCGAGATCGCGATCTACGACTCTGCTGGCGACATCGCCGCGCCTGCGTCGGGCACGATCGACATCTACCGGGCCGACGGGCAGAGGGCGGTTGACGGCGCTGCCGTGGTCGTCTTGGCGAGCAAGGCGACGTACACCGTTCCGGCCGCCGCGCTCCCCGCCACGCAGTCCTTCTCGGGGTTGTGGCAAGTCCGATGGCATCTCGCCTACGGCGGTGCGACGTACACGTTTGAGGAGCCGGCCCACCTTGTGCGGTGGATCCTCCGGGCCCCCGCCGCAGAGGCGGACCTGACCGACCGGCACCAAGACATCGCGGACCTCATCGACACGGGTGACGACCTGTCGCAGTTCCTGCGGGTCGCCTGGGAGCAGATCGTGCGTCGGCTGCTTCGGGACAGTCGCGCGCCCTCGTTGATCCTCGACTCGTTCGCCCTGATGGACTTGCAGGTTTACAAGGCGCTTGAGGCGCTGTTCATGGACGCCGCAAGCAGCGCGGGCAGCGGCCGGTATCAGGAACTCGCAGAGCACTACGCCGGGCTGTTTGAAGCCGAGTGGGGGCAAATCACTTGGACTTACGACGCAGACGGCGACGGGCTGCCGGACGCAGACGAGCGCGGCACCGCTGGTTCGCCTTCGCTGTGGCTCGCACCCGCCCGCGGCTGACCGATGGGGATCTCAAGCCGGACGCGCCGGCAAGTCTTCGGCGACCTCAAGGACCTGCTGGGCACGGTTACAGGCGCGACGTACCAAGAGCGGATCAACGTGAAGGAAGGCCCGCAGGGTCGTGCCAACGCCTACTTCGACCTTGGCCCCTTCTCTGACGAGCCGTCCCCAGACTGGCGGTCGAAGACGGGTACGCACGTTGGGCAGACCTACACGACCGTCGTTACGTTCGCGTTTCGGCTGAAGGTCAAGGACGTTGAGACTTCCCGGCTCGCCGCGCGCGACATCGTGGACATTGCCCAGAGGGCGATCCACCGTGCGACGGACTCGGGCGGCTCGCCCATCGGCTTTGAGGGCGTCTGGCTCGGGTCCGAGGAGTCGGAGAACGCGGAACGCGAGTGGCTGTTCTTCGCCTGCCGCGTTCGACTCCAGACCCTTTTTGATCTGACGGTGTGACCGTGGCAGACAAGGTCGTCGTCGATTCAAACCTTGCCGCCGTGCTCGCCCGTTTGGAGGCGGGAGCCGCTGGCGTGGACGACGCGATCGAGGAAGAACTCGGCGAGATGGCCGTGGGGTTCTTTGAGGACCTGACCGGCTTCGGTGCGAAGCGGGAGGGCGGCAAGGTGCGCCGGCAACTCGCCTTCCCCGGCAACGGCATTTGGCCGGTCGGCGAGCGGTTCCGTCCGCTCAAGAGCGATTACTACGTCCGACACGACCGGGCCGGCAACCGGGATCTGCCCGCGAAGTCTCGGCCCATCGTGGAGTCCGGCCGCTCGATCAATGCGTGGCGCATGGACCTCAAGGGCGCGACGCTCCGGCTGATCAACAACGCACGCACAAACAAGCGGCGTCACTACTCCCGGTTCGTCCACAAGGTCGGCGACCCCGTCGGGCAGGCGCTCAAGGATGCGGATGCCGCCTTTGAGTCCCGCGCGTCGGATGCGTCAAAGGCGATCGGCAAGTCGGTTGCGAAGCTGATCGGGGGCGGCAATGGCTGACCCCGCACCGATTGAGTACCAGCGCGATCTCGGCTCCATGCTCGGAGCGAGCCCCGGCGACCTGACGCCCGCGCTTCAACAGCAGATCGGGAGCGCGATCGACGACCTGATCGACGACTGGCGCGAGGAGTTGATCGAGGTCTGGCCGCGCGATACAGGCCACTCGTTCACGTTGTGGGAGTCGTTCCGTTCGGGCTTCGTGGTGACGCTGCGGAACCCGGTCGAATACGCGGGCTACGTCCACCCGGAAGGCGGGACTGATGGCGAATCCTGGGACTCCATGCGGGAGTTCTTTGAGGCCGCCGCCCGGAGCCTCGTCGCCAACTTCGCGCCGCTTGTCGCGGCAGATCGTCGGCAGCCCACGGGCGTGGTCAACGCCGACCTTGCGGCAGCGGCGCGCAACCGGCCGTCGGCGGTGTCCGCATTCCGGGCTCTGAATGTACTTGCAGGCCGCAAGCCTGCCCGGAACCTTTCGGTTTTTCGCGGTGTCCGCCGCGCCCTTGAACGTGTATCGTCAGCGGAGCGGGCCCGTGCTCGGGATCGCGGCCGTACCAGAACCCGAGTGAGGTAAGAGAACATGGCTACTTCTGCTGTCGTCAAGACGAAGCGAGACGGAACGATCACCCTCGGCGAGAACGGGGCGTTCAACGCTTCGACCGCCGCCGATGTGGCGATGAAGAACCTCCTTGAACTTGACTGCGAGGTCGGCGACTGGTCGATGTCCGTCAGCGGCCCGAGCGTCAATGCGTTCATGGACCGCGGCCAGTTCGGTGCTACGCCCAAGGTGCGGTACGGCGACGACAACGCGATCACCGGATCGTTCAGCGGGTACTACCTCGACGTTGGCGACGCTGCTGCGGCCGAGTCCGTCTTCGCCGACGCCGTGGTTCGCACCGCGGGCTCGGACATCGTGGCGAATTGGGAGAGCACGCTGGGCTCCGCGGCCGAGGTGCCGCTGTTCATGCTGCGGTACACGACCGACGACGGGACCGACATCACGCACACCGTCCTGAACCACGTTCACCTGACGGCCGAGATCAGCGAGGGCGACCCGAACACGGTGAACTTCTCGTGGACCGCGTACCAGACGGTTCCGACCCTCGTCCTCAAGGCTTGATGATGGGCGCTGACGGCCGGCTCAAGGCATTCCGCGAGGAGCGCCGGGAGTTGGAGGCCCGCAAGGGTCCCGGCTGCCGGGCTCCCGATGGCGTCTACTGGATGCGGCTCAAGCGGCTGCGTTGGTTGAACGCGCAGATCGGCGAGTTCCTCGACGAGCGGAAGGCTGATCGGGTCGAGGCGCGCGCGGAGAAGCGCGACAAGCAGAAGGAGCCGAGCGATGGCGAGTAGCGCGTACTTTGAGGCTGGCGGGATGCGGTGGAAGTTGCCGCGCCCGACTTGGTGCGGTCGTCTGTTGCAGTTGATGGCTGGCGGCAGCGTTGGGATCGAGGCGAACGGCGTGGACACGCTCAAGGTCACGGCCGCGGAGAACGCGCTGGGCGCCGCTCTGGGCATCTGCTGGGCCAACCCGGGCATCGACCTGGGCGTGCCCCGTCCGGTGTCCCTCGACGGCGCTGACGGGCTGCTGCGGTACGGAGACGCCGTGCTCGACGCACTGCACGACGCGGGCGACTACATGAGCGACCCCGAGTGGTTGCGCGAGGTGTCGGGTGCCTTGTGGGAGCGCATCGTTGCGTCGGTCATTCCGTCTGAGCCGGAAGTTGCGGAACAGTTGGGAAATGGCTTGAGCCCGGAGGCTACGCGGACCTAGTTGTCTTCGACGCCTGCGCGGCGTTGTTGGGCGACCCGTGGGCTTGGTACGGGCTCGACAAGGAGCAGCAAGTGGAAGTCCTCGCCTATCACCGCATCGCCACGGCCAGCCGCGCCAAGGGCAAGGGCGGCGGCGAAGTCACGGCTGCGGGCGCGCGTTGGGGCTTGATGCTCCCTGCGTCCCTCGGCGCGATGGGCGAGCTTGAACTTGCGAAGAACCCGCCGCCGAAGAACCAGGGCGCGAAGCCGGACGGCCGCGCGATGCTCGTGCAGAAGATGATCAAGGCGGGCACTGACCCGGAACTGGCGTGGCAGTCGGTCGGGGGTCGCCGTGGCTGAGCGCATTGAGTTCGTCTTCAAGGGCGACGCCTCGGATCTGCAGGCCGCGCTTAAGGGCGTGACCGGGGATCTGGAGAACGTCGGGGCGAAAGCCGAGGGCGTGGGCGAGAAGTCCGAGGCGGGCTTCAACAAGACGATCAAGGTGAGCAAGGACACGAAGCGCGCGCTGCTCGGCGTCGTGGGCGTGTTCGCCGCTGCCGGCGTCGCCGCCGTCAAGATGGCGAAGAACGCGTTGGAGTTGTCCGATCGCCTCAACCGCGTGGCGAAGGAGGCGAAGGAGGCCGGCGTTACGGCGGTCGAGTTCCAGAAGCTGGAAGGCGCCCTCGGACTGCTGACCAAGGGCGGCGTCTCGGCTGCGAATACGGCGAAGTTCCTCGGGCGGAATCTGGCAGAGGCCCGCGACGGTGCCGGCCCGGCGAAGGATGCGTTGGACAAGTTGGGTTTGTCCGCGGAACACCTCGCCAACCTGCCCCTGACCGACCAGATCGCCGCCATCGGCGACGCAATGCCGGGGCTGCGCGACCATTCCGAGCGAACGCAGGTTGCGCTTGACCTACTCGGCCGCTCCGGCTCCGCGCTGCTGCCGGCATTTCAAGAGGGCGGCGACGCGGTGCGCGAGGCTGCCCTTCAGATCGAAGAGGCGGGAGTCCATAGCAACGGCGCGGCGGTGCAGGCGGAGCGCCTTGCGGACGCTGCCGATCTTGCGTCTCGCTCGTGGCAGATGCTCAAGGACGGCGCGCTGGTCCCGCTGATGCCGGTGCTTGAGGGGTTCGCGGTCGCGGCCTCGGACACGTTCGTCGCTATGAAGAAGGCTGGCATCGGCGGCGAGGAGTTCGCGCGGCTGATGATGGAGGTCGTTGGGCCTGCTGTGGTTGTTGCGACGGGCGAGGCGGTCAAGGGGCTTAAGGGGCTCAACGCCACGATGGCGCTGATCCGCCGGGGTTGGGCTGAACTCAAGTTCATCTTTGCGGAGACTGGCTCCGACGAGATGATGCAGGCGTTCCACGAGCGGGAGCGCGCGGCGCGCGAACTCGACGCCGCCGTGGCCGACTTCATCGAGACGGGCGAGTCCGCCGACCGCATGGGGCAGGAGTTCCTTGAGACGGTTCGTCGGATCCGCGCCGAGTCCGAACGTGCCGCTGCTGCGGTGTCCGGGGTGTTCACGGGCGGCGGGTCTGGCGGCGGCGGGTCGCCCTCCCCAGCCGCCTCTGCGGCCGGCGTCGTCGTAGAGGACGGCGACTTCGACGCAGACGGGCAGATGACGCAGTTGGAAACGCTGGCGTCGATGCAGTCCGACCTGATGCGGAACTACCGCGCCGAGCAGCGCGCCGCGTGGGCCGAGCACATGGACGCGCAGGCGAAGGCTGCGGACGAAGCCGCGGAGCACTTGCTTACGACTCAGCAGAACGCGCTGGGCGCTGCGCAGTCGATCGGCACCACGATCTCCAGCATCATCACCGACGTGGTCCGCACTGAAACTGACGGGCTGATCAGCGAGACGAAGCGCGGCACGAAGGCCCGCAAAGAGGCGGCGCTCAAGGCATTCAAGATGAACAAGGCGGCGGCTCTGGTTTCGGCCGGCATCAACACGGCGCTTGCCGTCACGAACGCCGCTGCCACCCAGCCCTTCCTCCCGCTCGGCATCATCGCGATGGCCGCAGCCGCTGCCGCTGGCGCTGTCCAGATCGGCGTGATCGCCAGTAAGAAGGCGCCGACGTTCCACCGTGGCGGCCTTGTCTCCGACGAGGTGATGGTTCGCGCGCGGAACAAGGAAGCAGTGCTCAGTCCGACCGGCGTTGCTGCCATCGGCGGGGAGGCTGGCGTCCACTCTGCGAACCGCGGGCACGGCGGGCGTGGCCCCGATGTCTTCGTGGTCAACCGCGTCGGCAACGAGATGATCGATGTGCAAACCTCGCGGGCGGTGCGCCGCGCCGACTCGCCTCTGTCCGAAGCACTGCGCGCGGTGCGCCCTCGGTCCCTCGGCGCCCATGACCCGTTTGCGAAGGTGTAGCCGTGGCAGACCGTAGCCTTGACCAGTACCAAGCGATTGTCCTCCATGACGAGCGGTTCAACGCTTCGACGTTGGACGACAAGACGGGCACGCCCGCATCGACCTACACGCAGGCGGGCCCGGTCGCTGGCGTGCCGGAGGATCGCGGCGACTCGGCGATGGTGCTCCACGCTACGGGCGTCCCCTCGCAGGACGGCAACTTGCAGATCATCGCCTCGCGTGCGGGCCTGCCGGACGACCGGGCCGAGTTGGTTTGGCGGGACGTTGCGGCCGGCGACGGCGCTGACGAGTACAAGGGCTGGGAGGGCCCGGAGTTGGTTACGGGCTGGGAGGCGTTGGAGTCGCACACGCTGGCGTCGGACTCCGCGGCCGTCCGCCCGTCGATCATTCCGCTCCAGTCGGGCGGCGCGCTTGCGACGGTGGGTCAAGCGGGAACGTCTGCGGGTGGTCAGTTCCCGGTCTTTCTGGCCCGCTACCGGCCGGCGACCGGGTGGGCTTCGCTGACGGACCTGAGCCCGGGGAACGGGGCGACGCAAAACCCCGGTCTGATCCAGTTGCCCGACGAGAAGGTGCTGGTGTTTCTGACCGCGGAGGACACGGATCAAGTCGATGTGCGCGTGTCCGACGACGACGGGGACACATGGGCTCCGTACTCGCTGCGCGTTCTCGGTTCGGTTGTGCCCAACACCGACGTTCGGCAGATCGCAGTCGCCTACTCGGCGCGGCAGATTTGCCTGCTTGTCGGGTATCACGACGGCTCGACGTTCGACATGGCGCAGTACGCCAGCAGCGATATGGGTAAGTCGTTCGATCTGGTTACGGCTTCGTACAAGACGGATCACCCCGACTCCGACGAGGCCGAACTCCCGTCTATCACGGGCGTTGACGCTGGCGGGTTCGTCATTGTCTACAAGAACAACCAGACCGCCCCTGACCGGTATGAGCGGGTCGTGCTGCCGGATGCGTTCACGGCAGCCGCGGGGCAGAGCAAGCTCAACATTGGCTCGACTGGCGCCAACGACATCGCCGCGTGCGATGCGTTCACGCGGCCGAACGGTGATGTGCTTCTGATCATCAACGAGGATCACGACGAGATCGGCGGGGACGTTACGCTGCACTGGAGCGCGGACGGCGGGACCACGATCAGCAAGCAGCGAAACGCCGTGAACTTGGATAAGGGCGCGGGCGGCAGCGGCAACCGCCTCTATGACTTCGCCTATGCGGAGGCTGGCGGTCGCGGCTTGCTCCTGTGTCGCTGGGAGACGAGCGACGGGTCGAACTCCTACGCGGACCATTCGCTCGCTTGCTGCTACCTCGGCGGATTCTCGACGATGACCCAACCCGCGGCCGACATCGATTCGGCGGAGGGCTGGGGGCGAGACTACTACCCGGGGTTTCCCGCGGCGCCGAGCGGTCAGGTCGGGCACGGGCCCTGGTTGCCGATCGGAGATCCGGGGTCCGTTGTCCATGCGACGACCGGAGCGGGCGGAACGGTGACGATGACGGCGGGTAAGGCGACTCTTGCCACCACGGCCGCATCCCGGTACTGGACCATCGGCTCCACCAGCACGATCCAGCCCGCCAATGCGGGCAACGCCGACGCGGTGTTCGCCGAGGTTGAGTTCGCCGTGACCGTCGGCGGGAACCAATCCGCCTTTGAGTCTGGCTTTGAGGTGCGCCACGGCGGAGGCGGCAAGGCGTTTGAGTTGCAAGTCCGGGCCGACACCGCTGGCTTTGTTGTCTACGACAACGGCGGAACGGCAGCGCGGGCCACGGTCGCAATCGACATGACCACGGCCCGCAAGTTCCGGGTTGTGCTGGACGCTGCTACCGAGACGTTTCGGCTTTGGTACTCGACGGTCGGCCACATTCGGACGTGGACCGAGGGCGCGAGTGGGGCGGTTACCGACACCACGGGAACGCCCGGCGTGACCCACGTTACGTTTGGGCACCACGCGAGCACGACATCAACGACCGACTGGTTCGTGGCCGGCATCGGCTACGCTGGCGTGAGCAACTACGCACCGCGCACGGTAACTGCGGTCGCGGACGGCTGGTCGAACCCGGAGGATCTGAGCGGGCTTCCCGCCTCTGCTCGCCCTCAGTACATGCACGACGATGTGCGCGTTGCCGCGATCGATGGGCCCGCCTGCGTTGACGACTCGTGGGCGCTCAAGGCTGCGTACCAGTACCCCGCGAAGAACGTCCTGCCGACCCACTCGTCCAGCCCGGGGCAGCCGTGGAAGTCGGTCGCTGACGGTTCGGAGATGCACTTCGTTTTCGACATCGAGCCCGACTACAGCGGAGACGCGGGGCTTGAGTCGAAGTCGCTGTTCGTCGGGACGTTCGGATCGTGGATTCAGGAGTTCTACTTCGACGGGCACGACGGCGCCTCGTGGAACCAGCTCATCCACGCTGAGGCGTTTGAGTTCTTCGACGGGCTCAAGTACCAGCGCACCGGCCGGGTGGTTGCAGTAGACACGGGCCAGTCGCAGACGGCAGAGCGGTACTTCTTCCGTGAGGCCCACGCGGGCGATGTGTTCGACTTCGGCACCACGGACCCGTATGTGCTGCGGCCGATCAAGCACAACGCAGAGGGCGCCTGGACCGACAGCACGACCGTGCGCCCGTCGCTCGTGCTCGACGAGGACTACATCGACGGCACCGAGCCCAGCAGCGGCACGGGCCGCGTGTGGCGTCGGAACTTCGGTGGCGTCACCCACGTTGCCGCCGCCTATGAGAAGTACCGGATCCGCATCCCCAGCCACAAGGCGCCGGGCGGGCAGTACAAGGTCGGGACGTTCTTCGTCGGCCCCGTAGCTGTGTTCGGCACTCCGACCGATCGCGGGTTCAGCAACTCGGTTGCGCTCAACGTCGATTACGCAGACGCCCCCTCGGGCCGCCGCACCGCTCGCCGTCGTGGTCCGCCGCGCCGGTCGATTGAGTTCGCGTTGGCGAACACCGCCGTGGATCTTTCCAACGTTCAGAGCGATTCGCCGGTCCCGCACTACGTCACGCCCAACGGGTCTGCGCCTGTTGCTGCGGTCGCCGACACGACTCGGCAGATCGAGGGCTTGATCCTCCGGGCCGCCGACGAGGGTTTGCCGGTCGTTTACATCGCTCGACTGGACAAGCTCGACGGAGCAAACGTCGAGACGTTCACCGAGCCTGACCGGCTGATGTACGGCCGGCTCCGCACCGACCCGCGGCGCGATCACGTTGTGGGCGTCGAGGGCAGCACCGAGGTCGAGCGCCTCAACACGGTTACGATCGAAGAAGAGGTCTAGCCGTGCCGCTGCACCCGAACGACCTTGCGGCTGGAACGCTGGTGTTTCAGCTTGAGATCGAGTGGGCGGGCCAGACGCTTCGCCTGTCCGACATCGAGCACGACGCGCCATTCGGGGTGGACGACGCGACCGTGCAGTTTCACGGCGTCGCAGACTTCGGGGACTCGTTCGCTCGGAACATCGCGCTGTTTAGCGCCTCGCCCGGGGGCCGGTCGATCACCGCAGCGGCCCGGCTCTACGGGATCGTGGACGCGCCATCCCTCGCGGAGTCTGCGGGAGCGCCGCTGCTCGCCCCGGCTCGCCTGTACGCGCACCCGCTCGGTGCGACGACTCGCTCGCTGCTGCTTCGCGGCGCCGTGCAAGGCTTCACCTACGGGGCTGCCACCGAGGCGGTCGAGTTTGAGATCGAGCAGACCGCCGACAACGATCAGGGCGAGACGCACGGGCCGCTGATGTACATCGGGAACGCAGCCCTCGGGGGCGACGGCGCAACGTGGCAGCGGGACACGCAGGCAGACGGGGAGTGGTACCCGTTGATCATCGGCAAGCCCGGCAGCGGAGACGGTAAGGCGTTCGGCTCGCCGGCCTTCGGCTGCAACCTCGTCAGCCCTTCGACGGGGCTGATGTTGATCGCCGGCCATCGCGTTGCCGCAACGTCGGTCTATGCGGAGAACTTCAGCATTTCGGTTAGCGGCACGAAGTCGGTAGACGAGTCCTACGCGGACGAGTTGGGCGTGCCGTTCACGATGTTCGACCCTGCCGCCTGGGCCTCGCCAACGTGGAACGACGGCGACGAAACGTGGATCGACTGGGGTGCGTCGGCTGGTGGGATCGAGGTGGCGGGCTCGCTGCTCCGCGGCGCTGGCGACGTTATCGAGTTCATGCTTCGGAAGTCCTCGATCGAGTGGGACCCGGGCCGGTTCGCAGCCGTGCGCGCTGCGCTCAACGTGTACTTGATTGACGTTGCCGTGCAGCCCTCGCCGGGCGAGACGATCCGCCCGTGGGAGTGGCTCGTATCCGAACTGTTCCCGCTTCTGCCGGTGTCGGTGACGTTCGGGCCGGAGGGCGCATACCCGGTCCTGTGGCGCCCGGACGCAACGACCCGCGATGCGGTGGCGAAGTTGGACGCCGACGCAGAGGGCAACTGCTCGCGCGTCGGGGTTGTCCGCCACTCCTCGCCCGACCGGGTTCGTAACGACATCGTTGTGTCCTACGGGCGGGACGCGAAGCAGAACAAGTTTACTCGCCGGACTCGGCTGACCGGCGACCCGAAGATGCTGTCACAGGACAGCAAGGCGCGGCGTGACGTTCTCTGCGCGCGCTCGCACCGACGCTTCGGCCGGCGGACTCAGACCGTCCGGGCCGGCGTTGTGTGGGACGACTCGACGGCTGCCCGGATCGCGGCGTGGCAGGCGGCTGCGTATGCGGCTCCGACGCGCCTGATCGACTACCGCATTGACCCGGAGCTTATGTGGCTTGAGCCCGGCGCTGTCGTGACCGTTACAGATACTGAGTTGGGGCTCGCCTCCGTTGTCGCGCTGGTTGAAAGCGTGACCCTGACGGGCTCCGGCCCCAGCCTTTCGATTCGCCTGTATGACCGTGCGTAGCCAATGAATGCCAGCCCATCCGGCCCTATCCAAAGGTCGTGATCGGGCTTGTTCATATAGACGCGCGCGTGTCAACGTGGTTAGTTGCATACACGAACTGTCTTAGGTAGGCGCGTCATGGGTCCAGATGTAGCGATTGTGGTTGGGCACCGTTTCGGAGCGCAGGGCGCCCGCGCTGTTGACGGCACCACCGAGTGGGTCGAGATGCGCGAGGTCGCCGAACTCCTGGCGATTGCGCTCGATTACCGGGATTACGAATCTGCCGTGGTCCTTCGGGACGACCGCTCGACCGGGCTGTCTACGCTCCCTGCGAAGGTGAACCAGACGGGCGCGCGGATCTGCGTCTCGCTGCACTTCAACGGCTCGCGGTCGCGCCGGGCCCAGGGGTCCGAGGTTCTCTACGCGGCGGGCTCCGCCCGCGGGCGGGAGTTGGCCCACGCGATCCAAGACAAGCAGGCGCTTGTCCTCGGTCTTCCTGACCGGGGTCTAAAGGCTGTGCCGAAGGACGGCCGAGGTGGTCGGATCTTGTGGGGCACTCAGATGCCCGCGGTCGTGGTCGAGCCCGTCTTCGGGTCCGAGGCCCGCGGGTGGGCGACCTACAAAGAGCGCCGGCCTGCCTGGATCGCCGCGCTCGCTGACGCGATCGTGTGTGTCGGCGGGGAGCCGGTCTAATGCGCTTCCCCGGCGGCAAGCGAAACGCCCTCGCGTGGTTCTCCAAGGGTTCGGTCGTTGGGCTCGCGGTGTTCTTCGGGCTGCTGGCGTACTTCGCGCCTGAGTCTGCCGGTGCCCTGGCGGCGATGTTCGGCTCCGCGTGCGGCGCCCTCGGTGCGGCTAACTACTTCGCAGGGAAGAACGAAACGGAGCGGCCCAGCGGGTGGATCCCCGACGGGATGCGCCCGACGCGCCCGGCCGAGTTCGCCCGCGCGATGGTCGATGAACTGGAAGACGGCGATGCTTGACGAGCAACTTACAGACCTTCTGGGTAGCCTCGTGCTCGCCGTGAAGCACCCCGGCCGCAAGGTCATTGTGCCGGCCCTTGTGCGTGCCGCAGACGGGCTTGACCTGCTCGCACACCCCGACGGCCGCGTGCTCGCATCGTCGGCCGGGTGGGAACCTCTGGTCGGGTACACGACCGAGCAGATCGCCGCCATCGGGTGGAGGGCGTTGATCCACCCCGACGATGCGGACAGCACCGACGGCGTTGTGGTGGGGATGCAGGACGAGACCCCAGCCTTCCGGTTTGAGAATCGCTGGGTCGCCGCGGACGGGTCGGACATTCCCCTGCGGTGGGACGCGACTGTGTTCCTGCCGATGGGCGAGGACGAGGTGACCCTCGCGGTTGCCGAGGTCCGAGAGGCCGAGTGATGCGCGCCGTTGTTGTCGAAGACGACCGGGACCTCCGCGACGCGCTTGTGCGTGTGATGCGGCTGCTGGGCTACGAGGTCGTCGAGGCGGACCAACTTGAGTCGGTAGAGGCTGGGCTTCGCGCGCTGTCCCGCCGGCCCGCCCCCGACGCGCTGCTGGTCGATGTGCTGCTGCCGTCCCGCACCTCAGCGAACGGCGTGGATCTCGCCCGCGCTGCGCGCCTTAGCGGTTGCTGCGAGGGTACGGCGATCGTTGTCGTCAGCGGCGCGTTCGGGCCTGACAGCGTCGAGGCGCACCGGGTTCGGGGCTCGGGTGCGATCTTCCTGCCGAAGCCCGTCAACATCGGCGCCCTTGACCAAGCCCTGTTTGCCGCGCGCGAGTCTGCCGCCGAGTGGTCCCCCACCGAAGCCCAGGTGATTGCAATGAACATCTACCGCGCTGCGATCCATAGCGCCTCGTCCGCTGCCTAATCGCCCCGATCCAGAGGCAGCCGCTCGATGGGAAAGCTCCCTCGCGGCGCTCGCTACGGTGCTGGAGTCGTCCGGCGTGCCCATCCCTGCGTCGCAGTCACCGTCAGTGTCGTTCCGCATGGACCGCTCCGAAGTCGATCGGCTGATGGAGGCGACGCGGTGGCAGGCAGAGGTGAAGGCGGAGATCAAGGCAATCAACGACGAGCTTGCCCGCAACAAGGAGCGCGACGCAGCCGAGGCCGATGCGTGCGCCAATACGCACAAGGATCACGGCGACCGGCTTGTGGTGCTTGAGGACGCGCTCAAGCAAGCCCGCTGGACGTTCCGCGCTGTGAACTCCGCGTGGGGTATCGCGATCGTGCTGCTCGGCATCGCGATCAAGTTGGGTTGGCTGTGATCCCCGCGCACGCCATCGGCCGCATCCCTGCGGATTGGGCGCACTGGCCCGGGTGGGTAACCCTCGCCGTGTTCCTCCTTGCTGCGGCTGTTATCGTTGAGGCGGCGAGGAGCCCAAGACCGCAATTGCGGAGCAGGACAATCGACGATGATTGAGTTCGACGACATCGAGGTCGAGTTTGTGCGCGAGGTCGGCGTCCTTGAGGTGCCGCTCGCCCACCTGCCGCCCGAAGCCATCGGCGAACTGCAAGCGCGGTTCGACTTCGCCGAAGCGGAGTACGGCGGTGTGTGGGCTGAGTTCGCGTGCGGCATGGAGTGGCGCGACGGCGGGCCCGTGCTGCTTATCTCCTGCCACGACCAAGGCGTCTACAACATCGGACAGTTGTTGATGGGTGACGCAACTACTGCCCCGCAGCCAGACGTAGGCGAGGCGTGATCCGCTGGCTCGGCAAGATCGAACTCGCCGCGGGTGGGGCCCTCGGCGCGGTGGCGTATCTGGGGGCCGCCGCCGTCGTGCGCGCCGGTTTCTACGCGACCGTGCTGATCGAGCGTGGCGCCTCGCGCTTGAACTCTGGGAACCCCTCGGCGGGGGACTCGGGCTGCTTTTCGCACTCGGAGGCACCGACGCCATCGACGTTCTCATTTGGAGCCTGCCATGACGAAGATCCGATCATTCATTAGCTGGCTGCTGGCCGACCCGTGGCGCGTTGCGTTCGCGGGCGCTGTCGTCGTCGGGCTGGTGTTCCTCGTTGCGTTCATCGTGG